ATTTGGTTATCAAAAGGGCTTATAACTTTAACACCAGGAAGTCAAAATGATTTCTCATTAGTAACTAACTGGTTTATTAGAATGATTAAAGAGCATGGAATAAGACCACTTTGGATTGGTTATGATCCATGGAACTCATTATATTGGGTAAAAGAAATGGAAGAGAATGGTTTTACTTTAGAAAAAGTAAGACAAGGAATCTATTCACTATCTGAACCAATGAAACAGCTTGAGGCAGACCTTAAAAATAAACTTGTAAACTACAACAACCATCCAATGATGAAGTGGAATTTAGCCAATACACAAGCCAAGGTAGATATAAATGGAAACATCCAACCATCTAAACTTGGTTCTAAGTTTAAACGTATTGATGGAGCCGTTGCACTTATTATTGCCTACGCTGTTTTAAATAGATATAAATCCGAATACGAGGGGATGATTAGATGAGTATTTTTGATATCTTTAAAAAGAAGAAAACAGCAAACCAAATTAATGAATTCAATTTATTTTCTACAAATCTAAGTTATTCATTATCTAACTCAAAGCGAATTGAAGATAGTGATTTAGTTGAAATTTGTATTGATAGAATTGCGACACATATATCTAAACTAAAACCAAAACATATTAAACATGAAAACGGCGGTTCAGTTGAAATTATTGATGATGAAATTAATTTTAGGTTAACTCATTATCCAAATGAATATATGACAACTTCTGAATTCATTTATAAGGTGGTTAGTTTATTACTATTAAATAATAACTGTTTTATTTATTTATCTTATGACAAGGATAATAAATTAGTTGGAATGTATCCCCTTAATCCAAGCAAGGTAGAAATCAAGCAAGACCAAGCTGATGACTTATATCTTGATATGGACTTTGGCGATGGAGTTAATTATACCCTACCCTATGAGTCGATGATTCATCTAAAGAGGTTATATAAAAATCATGAATTATTTGGTGGAGATGGAGCGATATCAAACCATAGACAATTGCTCAAAAGTATTAACACTAATGAAAACTTACTTACAGGATTAGAAAATGCTCTTAGTTCAAGTTTTCAAATTAAAGGATTACTTAAGATGAATGCAATGCTATCAGAAAAAGATAAGCAAAGGCAAAAGGAACTATTTGATGATGCACTTCGAGTTAACAAAGATAAGAATGGTTCAAGTATAGTTCCAATAGATTTGAAGTCTGACTATATACCTTTATCAACAGATCCTAAATTAATTGATATGGAAACATTAAACTTTGTGCAAAACAAAATACTTAATTATTTTGGTGTAAGTGAGTCAATACTTAATTCAAAATATGATGAAGATGAATATAATTCATTTTATGAAAATACACTTGAACCATTAACAATATTTTTATCAAATGCATTTAGCAAATCCTTACTTAATAAAACCGAGTTAATAAGTGGAGAACAAATAATGTTTTATGGTGAAAGATTAAACTATGCATCATGGTCAAGTAAGATTACGGCCATTGAAAAGTTAATGGGATTAGGAATATTTTCAATAAATGAATCTCGTGGTGTGTTAGGTTACCCACCAATTGAAGATGGCAATAAGAGAATTCAAAGTTTAAACTTTGTAAATGCTAAGTTTGCTGATGAATACCAAATAGGAAAGGAAAATGAAGATGAAAAATAAAGAAACAAGAATTGCAGAAATTAGAGCAATTAGTGAAGACAAAATGATTATAGAAGGCTATGCAATTAAATTTAATGAAGAAACATTAATTGGTAGCGAAGAACATGGGTTTAGAGAAATCATAGATCCAAATGCACTTGAGGGTGCAAACATGAAAGATGTACCACTTAAATATAATCATCAAGATAATTTTTTAGTTCTTGCAAGAACAAGAAATAAATCATTAGAACTAGAAATTGATGAAGTGGGATTAAAAATTAGAGCTGAACTATTAGATACACAATCTAATCAAGATATTTATAAGATGGTTAAAAGTGGACTCTTGGATAAGATGAGTTTTGCTTTTACTGTAAAAAGTCAGTCCTGGGATAGGACAGGTAAAACACCACTTAGAACGGTTAGACAAATTGAAAGATTATATGATGTATCAATAGTTGATGTTCCTGCTTATGAAGGAACAAGTGTCTATGCTAGAAGTCTAGAGATGTTGGATAACGAAACTAGAAAGTTGGAGAACTTAAAAATCGAGCAAGATAAAGCAATCATAAGAAAGAAAATAAAAATAAAAGGAGAATTATACTAATATGAATTTAAATGTTAGAAAAAATGAAATTGAGCTTCGTATAAGTGCGATTAAGCGTGAATCAGAAGAAGCCGAATTAGAAACGCTCGAAGCGTTAGAACAAGAATTAGATGACTTGTTAAAAGAAAGAAATGTTATTGATAAGAAATTATTACTTGCAGCTAAGTTTGTTCCAAGTAATGTTTCATTTGAACAAAAGAGTGAAGTAACTACTGAAATGCTTGAAAGACGTGGAACTGATTTAAAAGAGAAACGTGCAGTTCAAGTATCACAGACAGAAATTTTACTTCCAGAACATACAGATACTAAACTTTCACCATATCCATTTAGTGAAGTTAGTTCTCTTGTAGATAACATTAATCTTATTAATTTAAATGGTGGAGAAACCTATAAGAAAACATTCGTAAAAGAATCAAGTACTGCAGGAACTACTAATGAGGGTGAAGATTACAATGAAGTCGAACCAGAATTTGGTTATGTAACAATTACTAAATGTAAATTAACAGCTTATACAGAAATCACTGAAGAATTAGAAAAACTTCCAAGTGTTGATTATCAAGCAGAAGTAATTAAAAACATTAAGACAAGTTTAAAGAAAAAACTGTCATATGAAATCTTAAAAGGTGCAGGAACAGCAAACAACTTTACTGGATTATTTTCAGATAAAGCTGTCGCATTAAATGACACACCAGATTTAGAAATCGGAACAATTGATGAAAATACTTTAGATGACATTATTTTTGCATATGGTGGAAGTGAAGATGTTGAAGGTGGAGCAGTTCTTATTTTAAACAAGAATGACTTACGTGCATTTGCTGGACTAAGAACTAAAGAAGGTAGAAAAGTCCACACAATCGATTATGTGAACCATACTATCGATGGTATTCCATACATTATCAACTCAAACTGTAGTGCTTTATCAAATACACAAACAGCACTTGGTGCTTATTCAATGGCATATGGATCATTAAAAAATTATGAAGTTGCTGTATTTTCACCAATTGAAATTGCTAAATCAAATGATTATAAATTCAAGCAAGGAATCATCTCATATAAAGCATCAGTTTTTGTTGGTGGAAACGTTGTTGGATATCAAGGTTTTGTAAGGGTAGTTAAAGGCACTCCAACTGAACCTGAAGAAGAATAATTAAAATGGCTAATGACTCAATTTTAACAAAGGTAAAAAAGAGTCTGCTTATTCCTGAGTCGGAAGACTACGCAGATGGGGAGATAAACATTCTGATAAATTCATGTAAAGAAATTATCTCCTCAACTGGAGTAAGTAGCGAAACAATTGAAACTTCCGAAATAGCACTAACGCTTGTTTTAATTTATTGTAAAACTTTCTTTGGCTTTAAATCCGATGGAAGTGTTAGAGAACTACCAGGAAGTTTTTATACAATCTTAAATCAATTAGCAATATCAAGGGGTGAGTAAATGCCAAACGTAAGAGTTAAATTAATTAAGGTAGAAAAACGAAGAGAGAAGTATTTTGTATTAAATGAAAAAGAAGTAATAGGTATTGAACGTAGTTTGACTACAAAAGAATTTGAATCGAATATTCAAACTAAATTAAATATCGAAAGAAAGATACTTATTGTTACATTTTTATATAGTGGAGAAAAGTTTGTAAAAGTTGGAGATAAATATTACAAAGTAGAAAGAACTTATGATTTAGGTCAATATATAGAAATCTACTTATCAAGTACTACACTTTCAACTGAGGACTTTATTTATGGATAAGATGGCAGAAGGTATAAATGATTTAGTTCAAAGATATGGTAATGAAGTAGCAGAATCTATTGAAAGAAGAATTGATGATACTGCAGATGAAATACTTGCGTATATAAAAAGCAACGCACCTAGAAGTAGTAAAGGAAGTAAGCATTTAGCTGATTCGTTTATAAAAACAAAAATAGGTGACACAATCTATATTTCTTCAAAAACCAAAGGGAAATTAGTTCATTTAATAGAATTAGGTTTCAAACATACAAGCGGTAAGTTTGTAAAGGGAAGACCATTCTTAATACCAGGATATGAAACATTTACTCCAAAAATGATTGATGATTTAAAAAGGATAATTAAAAATGGCACTACGTAATGATCCAATACATCGTGCATTAAAAGGCGTAACAAATAATATTTATTATTTAGACAACATTGAAGACAATACTAATTTAAATAATAAAATGCCGTTTATTGTTTGGAATGTCGTAAACAAAAAACCAATTGTAGCAGACAACAAAGTATCTTTATACAAAGTAACTTACCATATTACCTTAGTAACAAAAAGAAGAAGTGAAGCATTAGTTCATAGACTAGAGTCTAGACTTAATGACAAAGAAATACCACATCAAATGATTAGTAGTTATCAAAATGATGATTACTCATTAAATAGAGTTTACCAAGTAGAAATCATAACTAAAGGAGGTTATTAACTATGGCAAACAAAGTATCATTCGGATTAACGAATGTTTATTATTCAAAAATAACAACAGCTGGAGAAGTTGATACGTACTCAAATCCAGTAAGATTATATGGAGCTCAAGAATTTTCATCAGAAGTAATTGGTGGAAGTGAAAGAATCTATGCAGATGATTCTGTTATTGCAACCTTAACACAAAATGCAGGTAGAAACATTACCTTAAAACTAACTGAGTTAGATAATACATTTAAAACAGATATTTTAGGATATGTTGAACTTGCTAATGGAAACTTAGTTGAAGTAACAAATACTAAAACAGAAAAGTTTGCACTTGGATTTGAATTCCAAGGTGATCAAGAAGCGAGAAGAGTTTGGTTTTATAAATGTTCAGTTACACCAATTAATGAAGCAACTAAGACTAAGGGAGAATCTGCAGAAGCAAATAGTATCTCTTTATCAATAGTTGCAGAACCTATTCCTGTTGGGAATTTTTTAGTAACTCATGTGATTGCACATAAGAGTGATGATAACTATTCCTCATTCTTAAGTACAAAACCAACATTACCAGTTATAGCGGGTTAATAGATAATGGAAAAGCAAATATCTATTCAAGGGAAAGAATATAAATTAAAGTCTTCATTGTTTTCTATAATTTCATATAGAAATACATTTGGCTCAGAGTTATTTAGTGATATCACAGCAATTGAAAAATTAGGGAATGACACAAATGATGTTTCTAAAGTAATTGATACAATCTTTAGAATTTTTTACATTTTACACAAACCATTCTCAAATCAAAGTTATGATGATTTTCTAAATGAATTTGATTTTGATGTTTTATCAAACCAAGAAGAACTAACAAAAATAAGTGAAGTAATTGCAGAATTATTTAACTCATCAAAAAACGTGCCAGGGAGAAGCGTGGAGAAGAGATAAACGTTTCTCCCATTACGGCATCAATAATATTGAATCTTGCTACTTTAGGTATATCTATAAAAGATAGTGAATTCATTGATATTGAAACATATTTTGAAATTGTTGATTTACATCTAAAAACTATTGACTATGATAATCAATCAAGAAGAGCAACACAAAGCGATAT